TTGAGGAATCCCTTGATGACGTAATCCGCCAGACAGAGCACACCGTCGTCCCGCAGGAAGACCGTCAAGCCCTTGGTTTCAAGGTTTTCCTCCGGCAGCATAGCCGTCTGTTCCTCGCCCTTTGCCAGCTTTGCGGCCTTCGCCGCGATGAACTCGCTGTGCACCTTGGGGTTCGCCGCCTGCGCGCCTAAGATTTTTGTCGTTCCATGCAGACGATACGTCCGTTTTTCCATTTCGATCATCGTTTTCTTTCCTTTCTATCGTTTGGTTCTATTGCTTGCTATTCAGTTTTCGGTTGCTTTGCCGCAGCTGCGCTAGGCACTGCTTTGCCATTGCTATGCCATACTATACAAGACTTCGCCGTCGCATTACTGCGCAGTGCCTCAGCTCCGCCTTACGCCGCAATGCCATCGCGTCGCTATACCGGTCACTGCGTCGCGTTGCCGCTGCCAAACCATACGATACGCGGCCTTGCCGAAGCCTTGCGTCGCGAGGCAATGCAAAACCCTACCCTGCCGCCGCCTTGCGTCGCGTAGCATTGCTATGGCCGTGCCAAACGGAACACCGCCTTGCCGTCGCAATGCCAAGCTGGGCTATGCCGAAGCTATGCCAAACACCACCCTGCCTCTGCCCAACCCCGCAATGCCGTAGCCTTGCACTACTGTGCGTAACCTTGCCGCTGCTTCGCCATACCGTGCAGTGCTTCGCCATTGCATAACATTGCTTCGCCATGCCCCAGCTTTACGCCGTCTGCGCGGCCTGTTTGCCGAGGTTGTAGCCCGTCAGCATCGCCGTTGCGACCGCTTGCAGGCTATCTTCCTTCGCATCCGGCAGCAGGAGCAGGAGCGCCGCCAGCGCGGCTTCCTTCTGCTGTCGCGTCAGGTTGCTTTTCGCCATCCTCCGTCACTTCCTTTCTTTCCTCCCCTTCCGAATCTGTGCTATACTGTTCGGATGAGAAGGAGGTAATACCATGAATCTAACCCATTACCAGTTGAGCCTCTTGTCCGCGCTGGAAACCCAGCGCATCCGGCTTAGTGCTTCCCTTGCGCCCGAGGCTTACGCCGAATTGAAATTTCTGGAAAAGGCGGGCTTTGTGAAGATCGTACCGCCTGACCCAAACTTTTCATATCTGCCGGACTATAATGCCTCTGACCTTTTCTTTGCCTTGGCTTCTCCCGGCTGGCAAGCCCTGCACTTAGAACAGGATCGCCGCCAGCATGAAATAGAAGAAGAAGCCAAGAAGCAGGAAGATCGCAAAACGGATCATGCGAACGCTGATAAGGATCGCAAGCTGCATTTCGCCCATGAGTGGAAGATAGCTGTTTACACTTCGCTCACCAGCTTCATAGCCGGAGCGGTAGCGAACCACTTCTTCGATATAGTAGCGCGTGCTGTTGAATGGGGGACGTCGCTTCTGTCGCACCATTAAGTTCCCTCCTTTCCTTGCGTCTGGTAATAGTATACTTTCCAAACGCAAATCTGTCAAGATATTTTTTCAATTTTCTTGCGTTTGGTAAGGAAGTGTGCTAAAATAGTATTATCTCAAAGGAAAGAAGGTGAGTAAATGGAACGAAGAATCAAAGAAATTCGAAAATCCTGTGGAGATACAAGCCAAGAAGTATTTGGTAAACGTATCGGATTGACCGGAGCAACCATTTCAAGACTTGAATCCGGCGACCGTCAGCCGACCGAAGCAATCATCCTCTCTATATGTAGAGAATTTCACATCAACGAAAATTGGTTGCGCACCGGCGAAGGAAAGATGAGGCTCGAAGAATCGTTGGAAGATGGCGAGCGCTTAATAGCTCTCATGCGTGACATGAACGAAAACAAAAAGAAGCTCTTCCGGCTTCTCGTTGATATGCCGGATGAGCTTCTGGACGAAATGATTTCCTATCTTAAAAAGGAAATCAGGTGACAGGTGGGGTACGCTTAACTTCGTATTTAAGCAGTGCCCGCGCCGCGCCAAGCAGGAAGTAGATGTCTTCGCCGTCGGTTAGCATTTCTGCAATCGCGGCGATCTCTTTCCTTTCCTGCTCGAACGCTTTTTCTCGTCTCGCTCTGTGGGCGGGAACGTTCTTCGGGCGGCTCTCTCTCATTGCTGCCATCTCCTTTGTTATAGTATAGTCCATTTTTATGTGACTATAACTTTTTCGACAAAGGTTCACACTTTTGTATGCGAAACGTATTTTTCGACAAGTTTGAGGTGTTTTATGGATTTTTCAAAACGTCGATTTGCTTATGTCCTGATTTGCGCCGTCCCGTGGCTGCTTCTTATGTTGCGTGAAAGGCCCTCGCTGATGGACACCGTGCTTTGGCTCGGGATGGTCGCGTTATTCTCCGTCTTGGCAATGATTGCTGTCGGACTTCCGGTTTTTATCGTTTTCAGCGTTGTCCCGCATTTCCTTCATTATATGGGCTTCATGCCCGATGAGTATATGTCCCATGACCGGTTGAGAGCCTGTGAAGAATTTGGAATTAGTGTTGTGCTTGGCACAGTCGTGATCGCCGTATCGCTCGGCTTCCCTATCTATCGTCTTTTTGTCCCTGCGTAAAAAAATCCCTGTCCGCGCGCTAACACGGACAGGGTGCAAAGAACCATCCCACACAGAAAGGAATCGCAATGAGAAGGAACGATTTAATTATACCATATCTTCCTTCTTTTTGCAAACGCAAAGAAAGAAGGTTTTTTTATGCCGAAAATCGAGAAAACGAAAACCGGCTACCGCGCCCGCATCTCTACCGGCGAGCGCCTGCCCTCCGGCGGCTACCGCTATATTTCGCTCTCTGCTGCTACGAAAGCCGAGGTAAGGCGAATGGTTGCCGACTTCGACGAAAACCGCGAGGCCGCCCTTTCTGCCCGTCTGGCGGGGCGTGTGACGCTCTCTCAGGCGATGGATAAGTATATCGAGACTTGCCGCGCCGCCGGGCGCTCTCCCTCCACCATTCGCGGATATGTCCTCATGCAAAAAAACGGATTTGACGCGCTGCTCGATCTTCCCCTCTCCAAGATTACACGCTCCAATCTGCAAGCCGTCGTCAATAGCTGGGTGCAGTCCGGCGCAACCCCGAAGACCGTCCGCAATAAATTGGGCTTGCTCTCCGCCGCCATGAAGCACGCAGACGTTGAACCGCCGATGCGAAAACTAGTTCTGCCCGATGCCGAGCGAAAAGAAATGATTATCCCGCAGGACGAGGACGTGCAGCGCGCGCTGTTCTACCTCCGCGCCCACAACACCAACCTCTATGTTGCCGTCGTCCTTGCGGCTACGCTGGGCTTGCGGCGCGGCGAAATCGCCGCCCTGACCATGGATGACTTCGACTTCGACGCGGGCACCGTGACCATCAACAAAGCCTACACGATGGACGAGCACGGCAAATACATCCTCAAAGCCCCGAAATCCCGCAGCGGCAACCGCGTCATTCGCGGTCTGGATGCACTCGTCGTCTCTGCCGTCCGCAACTTCGGCCACCAGCCGCCGCAGACCGTTACCAGCATGAACCCCACCGTTATTACAGATGCTTATATGCGCGTGCGGGACAAGCTCGCTCTTCCCGGTCGCTTCCACGATCTCCGGCACTATGCCGCATCCGTCATGGCCGCTCTCAACGTCCCGCCCAAATACGCCCAAGAGCGCATGGGACACGCCACGCTGGACATGCTCAACCGTGTTTATCAGCATACCATGGACAAAAAACGCGACGCTGTGGCGGACGCAATCGCCACGCACAACGCCGCCCTTCTCTCCGGTCAATCCTGCCAATACAAATAATTATGCCGCGAATTATGCCTCGAGCGAACAAGAAATCTAATAAAATAAGGGGTTTTAGGCGATTTCCTGATGGGAGAAATACCCGCTATCCGCACCAAAACAAGGATTCTAGCAATAACTAGAATCCTTTAATTTTTCCTTATATTACAATGGAAAATCGACTAAAAAATTTGATAACTTATTAAAGCAAATTTAAGTAAATTATCATTGTTTTTAGTGAAATTATGCCTCGGATTATGACACGAAATTATGCTTTGCGCACCTCGTCATTCAGGCGCTCGATGGACATGTCAATATGACACATCAGCGCCGCCGCGATCTCGTCCCCGTCCTTGGCCTTGCGCTCGATTTCGAGTTCATCAAATACGTCGTCCCGGTCGCGCCGAAGCATTTCGAGACGTTTTTCTGCATGCTCTTTGAACCAGCGTTCGCGTCCCGGCTGATCGTCGCAAGCGTCCGCGTAGTCAATCAGCATCTGTGTGTCGGTGATGCCGTCCATCAATACGGCAAGCAAATGTTTAATCATGGTGCCCTCCTTATGCGCGGTTGATGTAGTCCATCAGCCGATCTACATCACTTTGATTAAAGCGGAAGACATCTTGACCGATGTTAAAGCTGATGTTCCCGCCGTTCTTGCTCATCTGGTTTTTGATCTCCGCGCCCAGCGCGGCCACGTCGATGTTCTCGTCCTCCGTCATAACGCCAAGCGTTTTGAGAATCGGCTTATACTTCCCGATCAGGTTCTCGGGCTTTGCGGCGGCCACTCCGACCGCCACGCCATACAGAATCGCTTTCGCGCCGCTAATGGATGGGCGCACCTCCACATCATAGAAGTGCGCCACACCCGCGGCGATCTGGGTCACAGTCGCCATATGATTTTAGCCTCCCGTGCTTGCGCCAGCCGTCGGCGCAGTCCAAGAATTATAGCGCGGCATAGGCGGCGGACAAATGCTACTGTCCGGAATGACCGTCTTCGTCATGCCCTGAAGCGCCGCAACCTGATTCTGCAAGCAGCCGATCAGACCGTTGTTGGTCGCGTTGTACACCGCCTGCTGCGCAAGCTGACCTTCAACACCGCGCAGGCGGTTGTCGATATACTGGTACAGCTCAAGAGACTTTTTGTCTGTATAGATTTCGGCGTTTTTGTTGGCAAGCTCGCCCTCAAGCTGCGCGATGCGCCCAGACTGTTCCGCCTCATACCTCGTGACAACGTGGTTTTCGCTGCAACAGCCCTCCGCATAACGCGGATTCCACCCGTTCAGCAGCGCACTGCCGCCGCCCAGCAGACCGAGCGCAGTACCCGCAATGCCAAAACCCAACCCGGTGTTGGCTACTCCCCTAGATGCGTATTCCATTAAAACGCACCTCCTTTCTGCGTCCATTGTCGCAGTTTTCGGGCGTTGTCGCGGGTCAGGTAGAGGTCAATTCAGGGTACAAAAAAAGAACCCGGAAGGTTTTTCCCCTCCGGGTTCTGTCATTCAGATGTTTTGTCGGCCTCGGCAAAACATCCTGTCTGTCGTCGCTGTCTCGCTCTGACGCGGTTGATCTTATCCTGCACCCTGCGCGATTCGCGCTTGACCGTCTCCGGCGAGATGTGCAGTCTCTGCGCGGTGGCGATCAGGCTATCCGTTTGCGCGCGGGTAACAAAGACTTCTTTTTGCCTGTCCGTCAGGCCGCAGGCTTCGATCAGCGCATCCCGTTCTTCCTTTGTGTATGGGGTAAACGTGATCTTGCCGCACACTTTTACTTCTCCTGTTCAGCCGCGCCCTCGTCGTTCTGCTGTTTGATCTGTTCAAGCGCCTTCTTGACAAAAGCGGGGAAGGGAACGCCGATGATGGCCAGATTTTCAACAATGCTCAGCCCCTCGTTGGAGACATAAAACATGCACATCGCGTCCCGGAAAATCTGTGTGCCCTCCGGCATCACGCGGTCAAGCTGTGCCGCCATAAAGACCACGACCAGCATAACCGCCTTTTTCAGCAGCCCGTGCCAGCCCGTCTTGCTGTCCAGCTTCCCGCCGTCCGTCTTCGGGCTTTTGCCCATCATCCCGCAAACGCAGCCTGTAACGTAATCAATGCCCATCATATAGCACAGCACGACCAGCACCGTGTCCCAACCTCCCATTGCGCCCGCGATTGCTCCGCCCGCAAGCGCCATCATCTTAAGTACCTTGTCCCAGATTCCCGGCCAGTTGTTCATGGTCATCCTCCTTTCAATCCTCCGCAAGCGCCCACGCGCCGCTCAGCGTGATATACACGCCGTCGCTTCTGCGCAGGGTCGTTGTGGTCGGCGTTTCGCCGCCCGTCTCGTCCTGATCTCCGCTTCCCGGCGCATCCTCGACCAAATACTCGCTGGACATGTACCCGGCCTCGCCGCTTGCCAGTTTGCCAAACACCCAGCCCGTGCCGCCCGCCTCGCGGATGATGTTCACCCGCGCGCCGTTCTCGGCTTTGGCAATGACCTTTGACCTTGTGCTTGCGCCCTCGCGGATATTAAGATATCCGCTAGTGATGTTCACCGTCGCATTACCAAACACTTTCCCGTCGCCCTCCTTGTAGATCGCGTCCTTGAGCGGCGCGGCAAACGCCCAGCCTGCCGCCTCGCTCGCCACAAAGCCCGTCTTTGTGCTCTGCGCGTTGAGCACTTTTCCGTTGTCGCCCATCAGGCCAATGTGATAGACATCGCCGGGCTGCTGGTCAAACCATCGGTTGCCGCTGTCGCTTTCGCGCCATGCTCGCATCTTAAAGACCGCATATCCCGGCTTTGCCTCCGATACAGGCACATACTCGCCAACACGCAGATGTGCAATGGAGTTGCTGCCGTGCTCGATGCTCGCGCCGAGCTGTCTGTACGCCCATACAAAAGCCCCTGAGCAGTCTACGCAGCCCTCACGAGCTGCGCCCCACTCATACGCCCAGTGTTCGTCCAGCATGCGCTTAAATAGCGCGATGAGCGCGCTCGCCTGAATCATTTTGACCACCTCTCTTAATTGACAATAGCGCACTTAGATAAAATAAGCAGATGGTACAAACGGCTAATGCCACATGCCTCCCATCAGGAACCGATGTAGCGCGGCGAGGTCTCCTTTAACTGATTAACTCCCAACCGTCAGGGTATGCGGTCACATCATGCACGGTGTTGTCCAGCAGACAGCGATACACCATGCCGTCCTCTGTCTTGTACACTTCGCCAGCCATGTACATGCCGCTTGTGCCGTAGGGATCAACCCACGGCTTCGCCTTAGCGGGGTTGGTCGTATGCGCAAGACCCCAAAGCGCACGGAGCGTTGATGGTCTTCCTGCGTAGTTCGCCGCATTGTACGGCTGGATAAGAAGCCATACCTGTCCTTCGTCCGTTACAGGAGCGCCGACAGGATAGGTGCTGTAATCCTTGGTCGGGTCAAATGCCGGGGCGCTATGTTCCCGGTCGATGATCTGTGTACCAGTCAGGCTGTGCGCCTCCTCACGCAGCTTGAGCGCATCGGAGCGTCCAAGACCCCTGAAAATGTCAGTCATGCTCATGCCTCATTCACTCCTTCCGCATAAGCCACTTCGCAGCTTGCAAGATTATCTTCCAGCGCCTTGATGCGCTCTTCCTGCGTTGGCTTCGGTTCTCCCGGTTTTGGTTCGACGTATACACTGCCGTCATCGGAGAGCTGCACCGCGTTGTCAAGAGTGCGGTAAATGGTCGTGTAATCACTAAAATCACCAAGCTGGGTCACGCCGTCCATGCGCCACGTCGTGAAGCCTGACGGCGCTTTTGTTACACCATACAGTTCAACCACATGATCGCTAATGCGCGTGAACCCTGCTTCCAATAATTCATCGGAGCCATTAAATTTTATTTTAATCATACAACACCTCATTTATAGCGTCTTCCAAGTGATTTGTTTAGCGCCGTTTATCTGTGTTCCCGAATATGTTACTCCATCCGCATCAATACCAATATAGTAAGTGTCATCTGTATAACTTCCCGGCCAGCTCCATCCACGTATCCGCACAAAACCGCCATATGCGGCAGGCATTGTATTTCCGTGCTGTTGTTCGCTGTAAAAGCCTCCTGTTTTTAATGATGAAATGTCGCTTCTAATGGTTTTAATAGCTTTCGCGGATGCTACTTTATTTGTTAGATCGGTGCTTGCAAGAATTTCCTCTAATGTGAGTGCATCAGATTGATTGATTTTAGCATTAACATCACTCTTTAGCTGATTGACATTGCTCTTTAGCTGACCAACATC